GAAAAGTGAGTAAAAATTTTGAATGATAACACGTGTAATTTATTGTGTCAAAAATTTGTGCAATTTTTCAACGAAAATTTTAACGTGAAAAGTGAGTAAAAATTTTGAATGATAACACGTGTAATTTATTGTGTCAAAAATCGTGTAAATAATCGTGTCAATAATGAGTAAAATTTTTGAACGTGTTAACAATAAAAAAAACACGTTGCATTTCTACAACGTGTTTCGTGTGTTATTATGTTGTTATTCTTCAACAATCACTTTACCATTTTCAGCAAGTACGGGTAAAAGTTTTTCAAGTTCAATTTCATAGTTTACAACATTTTTTACAGTATCAAGAATGGCAACATTTTTTGCATTGTCAACGGGGTTTTCTTTAAAATACTTTTTTGCACTTTCATTACTGTATTTACCCGATAAATCAAATGTTTTAATTTCACTTGTATTATCGTTATACATGATTGCAGTTGTTACAGTAGTTACGGGAACTTTGATTTTGATTGTGTTTGTCATAATAATTTACCTCACTTTTCTTTATTCGTTTGTTAGTACGTTTCTAACTGTCTTTATTATACTACTTACAATAGAAAAATGCAATAGTTTTTTCAAAATTTTATATTAAATTTTGTTGTGGAAAACGTACACGAAAATAGTTATGTATTTTCACATCTTTACCAATTTCAAAATTTAACATTGAAGTATGTGAAAACTCTGTTACTATTTCATCATTCAAAAGGTGTGCAACATCAATTTTACCATTCATTTTATTTTGATATTCCCATTGTTTAAAACGTCTTTCAGTTATAATTTCTTCTAAATACTTTTCACAAAATATTTTAAAATCATAATCAGTTTTTAGAACGGTTGTAATAAATGTGCAGTAACGCATAATATTTAAAATCGGTTTTTTATATTTATGTTCTAATTCATCAAAAGTTAATTTATAAAAATCAAAATATAAATCAACATTTATATTGTCAAAACGATAATACAAAAAATCTTTTAATTTTGCATAGATATATTTGTTATAATCATGTTCAAGAAAATCATTTATAGAACTATCATTATATTCTAACAAATCAAGATATTCATTTTCTTCATTGATATTATCATTTAACGAAAAACTTTTAAATTCTTCTAATCGTTTTTCTTTGTTTTCGCTATGTGGTGTAATTCGATTAGTATTAAACTTGAAATAGTTTAAACAACTACCCCGTAAATGTGGCATTAACCAATTATAAAAATTTTTACAATCAACGGGGCAATTTTTAACTGCTTGTAACAATCCTATATACATTTCTTGTTTCACATCATCATAAATTAAATCGTACTTTTGAATAATGGGGGTATACTTACGCAAAAACCATTTTAAAATGTGTTCGCACATTTCAACCAATTTATTATATGATTGTTCAACGTCTATTTCGTTTTGAATATTGTAAACTAATTGTAGTGCTAAAACATCATCAAGAATTTTTATTTTTACCCCCCATTTCATAATATGTTTCAAACTTGCATATTTCTTTACCGTTTTTGTCTTTTCCGTTTCTATGACTTGTACGTGTGATTATAAAACCACACATACCCGTCATAACTTTAGCGAATGATTTAGGGGTTAAACAACTGATATTTTCACGTTCACAAAATGTTTTATATTCATCATAAATATTATCGGTTGTTGTAGTAATTAAATGATGATTAGTTATAGTATTAAGATACATAACAACACCTTTGTAAATATTCATACGATTGTTAAAGTATTCTGCAAAATCTTGCATAATATAAGAATATATTCCGTACTCTATTTCTTTAACATCTAATTTATCAGTTGTTTTCATTTATTGTTACCCCCTCTTTTAACAAGTCGGTTATTTTGTTCTTTTCTTCATTTGTTGCACTTGAATTTAATACAACGTCAGAAACTTCAATATATCCCGTATAATTTCCAATAATACCAAAGTCAATAGTTTCAGTACCGAACACCGTTTCAACGTTATACGGTTTATTTCTTATAACTTCAATGTATGCAGTATCAATAATATTCTTGTTAATATTGCTTATTAACCCCACAACACTATTGTTAGTTTTTTGTACAAATGGAATGTTGCAAGAAATAACACCGTTTGTACTTTCAACAATTCCACCCGTGAAACTGCTATAAATGTTACACGTTGCGTTACCACTATACAAATCAATAATGTATTCAATTCGTAACGTCTGCCCGATAACAAATTCATTACTTAAATATATCTTGTCAAAATACGGTAAATGTAGCACACATTCTGTATCAATATAATCATAAACATTTTCGTACTTTTCGGGGATTGTAATTGTACCAACATCAACAACCATGTTATAAGTTGTTAAACCGTTTGCAGTTACATTTGTGTCAAGCGTTCCTAAAACAATGTTTCTTTTTTCTTTTGTAATTAAATCAGTAGGAATTTCAAACGGGATTTTAAACAATGCAGTTATATATTGCCCCATGTCAACATCATTTTGAAAACGTACTTTTGCAAGTTCAGTTAATTCACTTTCAACTGGGTTATAAAGTCGGGTAAATTCCCCTATTTTTTCAACTTTTTTTACTGCAATATATTCATCATTTAAAACATAATTATACCCGTCTGAAATAGAGGTTGTTAATGTTGTCTTATCTGTACTATCTTTAAAGAAACTTGTAATTACCCCGTATATATATGAAAATTTCCCGTCAAATTCATAACCGTTATTAGCAGTTAAAATAATTTCGGGTTTATCATCTGTTATTACTTCCCCGTCTGAATAGTTACAAGTACAGTTTTTTAATGTTCCCGTTATTGTTACCGTGTAAACAGTATCAGCAGTTACATTAACAATTAAATTACCTATAATTACACCCGTTAAAGTTACTGTTTTTCTATCATCAGAATATGTTACACTTGCGTTATTTAATGCACCCGTTGTTAAACTAACGTTATTACCCTTAAATGCGTAACCGTCATTTGCAGTAAATTCAAGTGTAATATTTTCGTTTTTTTCATATTCAGTTTTAATTTCAGAATTACAAACACAATTTGTATTATTATTTGTGATTGTATATTTTGTTGAAAATTCTTCATCAATAGCAACATACAAATAAACATGACTACTTGAATATGTGAAATTACTTGTTGCTCGCAAGTCAATAATTCCACTTGACGGATATGTTTTTATTGTGAATTGTTCTGTAACATCAACCCATGTTGTAATTGTTCCGTATGGACTACTTGAACGTGCATGACACCACACACTAACTTTACTAAAATTTTTGTTACCGAAAATTAAACGTTGATTAACATTTCTAAATGCAGAAATTGAAGTTGCAGAACTTCTATATTGTTTTGTACACGTGCCACAATCAACACCTCCAATTTCAACATCAAAACTTAATGTTGAAGTTGTCAACGTTGGGTTAGTTGAATATAGGTTTTTATTTGAATTATGAATATAATACCATCTTGCCATATTTAAACACCCCCGATTGTTACAAGTATCGTTGATTTTATATCAATAGGAATTGTTACATTTGATTTATACAAATCAACTTCTTTTCTAACCTCTGATTGATAGTTAGAATTATAGTATTTATTAACATTTTGTGATTGCTGATTTATAAAACCCGAACTTGCTAAAATATCATCTTTAAAACTTTCTAAAACATCACAACGTAAAGTTATATTATAAACACTATTCGGAAAAAGTTCTATTTTATCAACAAAATAATATCTATGAAAATCGGGTATATAAGCATAGTTTGAAAGTATCAATGTTGAACTATGCAAAATAACAACGGGGTTTACAATGTCGGTTTTGTCTTTGAATTTTATATCAAATTCATGTTCATTTTCTAACAATTTATTTATAACGTTGTTACTGCTTTTTGTATCATACATTTTCATTAACATATTGTGTTACCTCACTTTCATATAAAATAAAAAACGGGCAACGGGTTTATTTTATCCCGTTACCCGTCTAACAGTAACCGTTACTTACGCAACAAAGAACACAACAAAGTTTTCATTCAAATCATTAAAATAACTTGCGTCAAATTTGTAATAATTATTGAAAAACTCTGCTTTTGCATTGTAGTTAGTTGTTACACGTCTGTCAGAATTACAAACACCCATACTATCACGGTCAAACATGATTGCAAGAATACCACCAATAGTTACATCATTACCCGTTGCAGTTTTAACAGTAATTTTTGAAGTGTTTGCAAAACTATAATCAGTTCCCGAACTCTGCCAATATGGAACACTTTCACTATTTGGAAGTGCTACATAATTTTCATGGTATGTATCACTTGACAAATAAGCAGTTGCACCACTCTTAAATTCAGACAACATTACAATATGCAGATATTCAGCACTTGTAAAACGTTCCTTGCCCCCTACATTGAAAAGTGTAGAGATTTTAGAAAGACGGTCAACATAAAGTGCCATTGTATAACTTGCAAATCTGATAAAGTCGGCATCTGTCATGCACTTTTCAGCAGTTAAAGTTGTACCAAATTTTTCATTGTAAAGTTTCAGTAAATTTACTGCTTTTGTACCCGTTGAATTTGCAAATGTTTCGGGTAAAGTTTTTGTTTTTTCTCCCGTTGCAAATTCTGCCCATACAGTTTCGCCAATCATGTTGTTAATAGTTCTCATTACAAGACTATCAATTTTTACTGTCATAGATTTATCAACTGCATTGTAAATCATAGACACAAAACCGTTCAACTGACTTGCAGAACTGAAAGACTGTTTAACTTGCTTTTCAGTAAATGACATAGGTACTTCAAAAGTAACCATTTTGTTAAAGAACTTTGCAGAAACAGACGGTTTATAGAAAATATCCTGTTTGTATTCTTTACCGTTTTCAAGTTCCCAACTTTCATTCTCTGTTGCGTTAGGAATGTCGGCACTAATCTTTTCAAGTACACTACCAAATTCCCAACTATCCATAATAAGTGACGGAATGTTACCCGTGTACGGTCTGTTTACAAAGATAACTTTACCGATATGATTTACAAGACTTTTAACATATCCGTCAACCTCTGTTGCACCAAAAATTTCTTTACCAACTTCAACAACGTTTGACAAGTCCTCTTTTACCAAATCAGACTTACCCAAAATTTCAGTTGTTACATTGTTCATCAATTCATAAATCTGTTTAACTTCCATTGTTAAATTACCTCACTTTCATTTAATCAAAAATGTTTAATGTGATTGCACCATTTACATCTGAAAATATTATATAATAAATTACATTGTTTTGCAAGTAGTTCAACGCATTTTCTAAATTTTTTGTTGCATTTTCTGTTATCCTTTTTTCATATGTTTTTTCAATAACATTTTCATTATTCATTTTCATTTCGTTAGTATTCGTACTTTGTTCATCATTTACAAAATCATTATCATTGTATGCACTAACTTTTTCAACGTTTGTTTCGGTTGTATTGTTGGTACTATTTCCCGTTTCGTTTGTTTTCTCTGTTACTGTTTCAACATAGTTTTCAAGAATAGGAAAATCAACTAAAATACTTTCATAAATTTTATCCCACTTTTCCCCGTACAAATTAACTAAAATATTTGCAATTTCGGAAATGGTTAAATTTCTACCCATTTTTGAAAGTGTTCTATCCCCGTATGTATTGATATAAAACAAGTTCATTTTATCAACATTAAACAAACTGATAAACGGGAACGGGTGTATTTTATTCATTTCATCAAATAAATTTTCGGTTGTAAATTTTTCTGAAACTTTCATATTATTTTACCTCACTTTCACAATTAAATCTTTGTTTCGTTTTTGCGTTTCAAATTGCAGTTTAAAAAGTTCTTTTTTATAACGAACAATTTCGGGTGTAAATGCTTTTAAATCTTGTTCGCTTAAATCATATTCAAGAAAACCTTCCATTGAACAATCAATTAAATATAACTGATATAATTCATTTGCAATTTCTTCTAATTCTTCAATTTTAGATTTTACCCGTTCATTACTTGTTTTTAAATTTGATAATCTTGCGTTATATTCTCTGAAAAATATGTGCAATTCTGCAACACAATCAGTATATAAAGAATTTAATAAATTACCTTGTTTTTTTATTGATTGTGTCAATGTAGCAACGGGGGTTAAAACCGTGTTACTTGTTGCAGTTGTAACCCTGTTTAATACATGAATTAAATTATCACATTGAGTAATGCAGTTTTGTAATTCAAATTGAAAACGTGTTAATTCTGATTTAATAACACCAACTGACATACAAAACCCCCTTAAAACAAATTATTAAAACATTCATCAGAATATTTACAGAAAAAACAGTTGTGTTTACATTTATATTTTGAAAACCATTTTGCATAAATTATGCGTGGAAGATAACGCAAATAAAGTTTAATCATTTTTCTTTTCTTCATCTTCTTTTTCTACCTCTGTTTCTTCATCTGTTTTTTCTTCTGTTTCGGTTGTTGTTTCTACCCCTTTTTCATCTTTTGTTTCTTCCGTTGTTTCTTCTGTTTTTTCTACATTTGTTTCATCTTCTGTTTCGGTTGTTGTTTCTTCATCTGAAACATCATTTGTTTCTGTTTCTGTTTCATCAGTTGTTTCATCATCATTTTGTGTTTCAGTTTCTCCCCGTTCTTCTGCTTTTCCCACATCTTCCACAACCTCACTATCGGAATTTTCCACATTATCTCCAACGTTTTTAGCATCTTCTGTTACAAGTTCCGTTGGGTTTACTTCATCTTCTACATTGTGAATACTTGCACCGTTAAACGGTCTGTTATCCCAACTTGAATTAAATTCAATTTCAATATTTGCACCAAACATTTCATTGATTTTTTCGACTGCTTTTCTACGTTGGTCAATCATATCATCAACTAACGGGTAAAGGTTATCAGTATTTGTTTCAACTTCTGCACTTGTCAGACGTTCCCTTTTCATATTATAATTAGCACTTAAACCAATTTCATTATATAAACTTGCTTTAACATATTGTTCAAACTCAAACAATTCAGTCATTGAAACTGCACTATTAACACTACTTGCATTAACTTTTAAACTATCAAATAATTTACTTTCAGCAATAACACCTAATTCACCGTCAAAAACTTTCTTTAAAAAGTTCTTTGCACTTTCAACCGTGTTATCATCATTAGCAGACAAAAGATTTTGAACACGTTTGTTTACGGTTGCAAGTATCATTGTTATATCATTTTCAACTAACATTGTACAGTAACGGTTGTACATAGGAAGTAAACCAACATACATACTATCATTCGGAATAATAACACAATCTGTATCAATGGTTAAAGTTTTGTTGTAATTTAAGTACGGGTTATTGATAATAATTTCAGTAGGCATATTGTAGGCATTTGGAACACCACCTAAACCACCATTTAAACAGTACAAATTACCGTTAATTTCACAAACACAGCCCCACCCGTTACATTGTAACAAAAGTTCAATTTCTCTTTGTGGCATTGTATCGGGTAAATTATGATATTTGAACATAGTAACAGAACGATTTAACATATATGTTATATAATCATTCAAATTCTTTTCTTTATTTTTAAAATCATATTTTGTAATATATTCTAACCCCATGTTATACTTGTCAATATTTCCCATTGTTTCAACCTCACTTTCTTAAAATCCTTTACAAATTTTTAAATAGTTGTTTATAGTATCCCCGACACCGTTATTTTGATAAAATACACGGTCTGTTTTGAAAAACCACAAAATACGTTCTTGCAACTTATTTATAGGTTTATATATGTTTCTATTATAGTTCAATTTGTGGCAAAATTCAAGTGTGTAAATTAAATCATTGTCAGTATCTTTTAACGGGGTTGTTTTTTCGTGAATAAATGTGAACATTTCCCCGTTTTTATCTGTTACAATTTCACATTGAAAAGTCATACCGTTAAACATGATAAAATAAGTAAACTCTATTTGAGTTGGTTTATATTTTTCTGGCAAATGTGGGTATATATCTAACTCCCATGCACCACTTGTTATCATATTCAATTTCGGGTTATCAAATGCAAAATAGAAATTGTTCTTTTTCTGTTTCTGCATACTGCTACAATATTCAACTGCAACTTTCAATTCACTATTACCGTATGTGTAAATGTCAATAGTACCTTGTTTCATTTCTTTAATGTGTACTAATCCCATTTCTTCAAAATACGGGCAATAACGGTTTACAGTATTACCCAACATAAAAATTTTAACGTTAGTACGTTGTCTTACAATGGTAGAAACTGTATTCATAAATAACACAAATTCATCTTGTAAATAAACGTGTTTAGTTAAAAATTCATCAAACATAATCGTTGTAATTTTCGGGTATGAAATACTTTTATTATGTTCCGTTTCAGATAATGCAAATACATAACCGATACAATCAGTATCAATGTTATAAATTGTTTTACCGTTTTCATCATAGTTACACACATAGTATCTACCCGAAAAAAACGTTACACCCTTATATTTTCCTTTTGATAGTTTTTCAACTTCATTGTTTTCATTTATTGCACTAAAAATTTCACTTGCACGTTTTCCCCTTATATCTTCTTGCCAACGTCTTACAATAGCAAGTTGCCCCCCATTTTCAAAATATTGTTCTAAACCATACTTTAAAATAGAATAGGTTTTACCGTTGGAACGTTCCCCGAAAATCACGTTATAAACTGCATTTTTGTTTATAATGTTTTTCGGATTGTAAAAACTTGTTTTCTTTTCTGCCATTATTTTAACCTCTTTTCTATAAAATGTTTCACGTGAAACACGTACAATTAAATAGCACGTGTTCCCGTGAATAAATAGCCGTTTCTTAAATCGTGTAAAAATTTACTATACTGTTTACTAATTGATAAAGTAAATTCACATGGGGATAAATGAACACCCGATAATGCAGTTACTTCAACAACATTGTTTTGATAATCTGTTATCATAGAAGTTATAGGACTATCAATATATGTGTGAGTATGTTTACCCGTTTCATTTTCGGGTATATATAAATCATCATTAAAATTTTCAAAAACTTTTTCATAATCATTATTACAAATTCGTAACATATATTCAACCCCGTTTTGCTTTGAAAGTCCTGCAACGGTTAAATGTAGTTTTTCATCTTTCTTTGAACGTACTAAATAACGTTTTGCACCCAACGTTTTAAAGTGTGTATAAATGCCCTCAAAATCCCATACACCTATCATTTTTTCTACACCTTTTATTGTTTTAGGTTTTAAACGTTCAAATTCTATTTGTCTAAATTCACACATCTTTTTTAACTTGCGTTCCACATCTAAATTGTAACGGTTTATGTATTCTGTATGTTTTTCATAATTCAGAAATTTTATACTATCTGTATCACTATAAACATAATCAATACCAATTTCAAGAATACCATTCCATAAATTTTTACGTGCGTAAGCAGTTACCCAAACGCCCCACGGATAATATAAAAAACGATTGCTTGAACTATTGTATTTTTCAATTTGTTCATTCATCATTTCAATAGTGTATTTTTCATGTTCCCAATCATCTTTATAACTTATATCATCACGCACAATATCAGTTACACACATACCATATACAGAATTTAACATACCTTTATTTACAAGATATTCAACCTCTTTTCCCGACACATCTTTTAATGTGGTTTTCTTTTCGTAAAGTTCCACTATTGCAAGTAGTATTGATTTTGGTAAATACTGCATATAAAATTTGTGAACGTTTGCTATTTCGATACTATCCCACGTATAACATTTATACATGATTTTAAAATCAACATCAGTTATTGTTGTTTGTACGGTATCAGCTTTGAAAACTCTACCATTGTTAATTATAGGATTTTCAAGAACATCACATTTACTTTCACTTAAATATGTTTCAAATGAAAGTTTACTTTGTAACCCTTTAAAACGTACAACAAACATTAACCCCACATCATCATTATTAACCCATTCTAAAAATTGTTCTTTTGTTGGGTTTACTTTTTCGGGTTTTGACATAGGGAATTTTTCAGATAGCATAACATACGGATAACTACTTGTAAAATCAATGCTTGCAACATCATGTAATAATTCCCCACTATATAACATACTTGCGTGAGTAAATCCACCCATGAAACAACGTTTTAACATTGTGTATTCATCAGTAGTTAAAGTTAATTCGTTCATCAATTCTTTATAACGTTGATATTTTCCCTTACTGCTTTTCTTATGATTTTTTTCAGTAAAGTAACATTTATCTTTAACGAACTTTCTAACTCTGCCCGTATTTGTCATAGGAATTTTTGTTATATTTCCGTATTGTTCAATTTGTTCATTTATATATGCTAAAACAATTTCAACATCATTGTTACAATATGCAAGTTCATTTTCTGTTAATTCTGTTATGTGTGTACGTGTTAAATTATAATCTAAATCCCCGACTAATTTTTTAATGTTATGTGATACTAAATTTTCAGCAAGTTTTTCAAGTGAATAACCTGATAAAATATAACTATCTCTAAATTCAATACCATAACTACATAATGCTTTAACGGGTTTTCTTTCATCAACTGCAAAAACATTTAACCAATTAAAATACTTACGCATGAACTGAAATTCATAACTTAAATTGTGAACATAAACAACTAAAATATGTTCACTATCTAATAGGAAATATTCTTGCAGTTGTCTACATAAATCTTTAAATTCTTCCCACGTTCTACCATAGCAAATAAAATTCTTGTCTTTTATTCCGAAAGTCCATTCATACATGAACGCAAATTTTTGTTCATTTTCTAACATCACACTACTTGTTTCAATGTCAAATGCACATTCAACATTAAAATACTTTTTAACCGTTTTACTATGATTATCGAATTTTGAAACAATATCAATGTCAATATCGTTCAATTCTTCTAAATCAAAATCTTGATATTGTTTCAAGTTTTTCACCACCTTTACAATTTAATAAAATCCCATTCAGTACCACCGTTTTTATAACCCTCACTATTTGTTTCAACGGGTTGTACTTTATCCATAGCATTTAAGTATTTGTTTAATACACTTTCTGTACTTTCTTCACTATCAATAGTAATAACACCTTGCTTTATTTGTTCATTTATTTGTTGCCATATTTTTTGATAATCTAACGCAAGTGCAGATTGTTCAGCATTTTTATAATACTGTTTTATCTTGTTTGCAAGTTCAAAAAACTTTTGTGATTTTGTTTTTAAATCTGCTAAACCATTGTATTTAATTCCCGTATTTTGTGCCATTTCTTTTAAAAAAGCATTTGCACCACGTACAGTTGAAGTTTTTGCGTCAAGAAAGTTTTTTAATCTCCAATATTCAGCTTGTAATTGTTGGTGCGTTTTTCCTTTTACACTAAAACGAATACTTCCATTTTCTTCCCATGCTTTATATGACGGTAAATGTGTTAATTCATTTTTTTCCAAACGTTTCAATCTTTTGTTTGCCATGCTTGCCATTCTTGAAACTTCTTTTTTAAGTGCTTTATATTCATCACTTGCTAATTTTACTGACATTCAAAAACACCCCCTACAAAAAGTTCTTTTTGTTCATCATTACATGAATTATAATATAGAAACAAATATTTAATATTGTTTGCTCTACCGTTTTCAAAAGCAGAAAGTGTTTTTGTTTTTATGGCAGTATCTTTACAAATTTCATCTAAAGTTTTATTTAAAACATTCTTTCTAAAATCCTTGCAAAAATTACCTACATTTTTAATCACGTTTACACCTCTTTTCTAATTAAAACGGGGTAACAAGTTTTACACCCGTTACCCCTTGCACCGTATGTTAATAATTAGCAATCAACCCAATTTATAGAATAACAAAGTTCTTTTCTATTATTTGTTTCGTATGGGTAAATTGTAAAACCAAACTTACCGTCATTGATAGCATTTACTGTTTCTTCATCACGCATAATTTCACGTGCTACATCTGTCAAATGTTGTGGAAGATTTACCAAACAATCATCAGTTGCAACAACAGGACTTTCACCAAAACGTGACTTTTTGTTAATGTAAACTGCACGAACTTTGTACACGTGTTCTTTACCGTTATTGTTGAACAAATCGACTAAAGAATGATATTCAAAATTCTTTGGAATTTGGAATGTAAAAACATTCACTTTGTTATACTTGCTTGCAATACTCATTTTAATTACCTCACTTTCATTTTTCTACTTTTGTTTATGAGTTCTTGCGTTACCTTATGTAACTGTTTATATTCTATCATCAATAGAAACTAATGTCAATAGATTTTTGAAAATTTTTTATGCAATTTCATTTTCACTATTATTCATATTTATATAGTAGAAACACTTTCACACGTTCAAAAATTTTACTCATTATTGACACGATTATTTACACGATTTTTGACACAATAAATTACACGTGTTATCATTCAAAATTTTTACTCACTTTTCACGTTAAAATTTTCGTTGAAAAATTGCACAAATTTTTGACACAATAAATTACACGTGTTATCATTCAAAATTTTTACTCACTTTTC